GGCCATTCAGAGACAAAAATTAATATTACAACCAAATGGGATGGCGCCCCTGCTATTTTTTGTGGCATTAATCCGGAGAATGATAAATTTTTTGTTGGAACAAAAGGCGTTTTTGCTAAGAATGCAAAGTTAAATTATACAGAAGAAGATATTGATAATAATCACCCCTCAGAGGGACTTAACAAAAAATTAAAGACTGCACTTCGTTATCTTCCAAAATTAAATATACAAGGAATTATTCAGGGCGACATGATGTTCACTCCTGAAGATTTGTTTGAGAAAACAATCGATGGGCAAGATTATATCATGTTTCAACCAAACACGATAACATATGCAGTTCCAAAAGAAACCGCGCTTGCAAAAATGATTATCGCTGCAAAGATAGGAGTTGTTTTTCATACTTCTTATACAGGAAGAACAATGGAAGATATGAAAGCATCTTTTAATGTTGATATTGGGAAATTATCTTTGACAAAGGATGTTTGGTTTAGAGACGCATCTTTTGTTGACGCTTCTGGTACTGCTACATTTACCGCGCAAGAAACAAGATCGATGAATCGTGCGCTATCATTGATTAATCGAATATTCCAATCTATTGATCCAAAATTTTTGAATTCTATTCATGTTCGCGAAGCACTTTTAGTTGACATAAAGGCATTTAACAATAAAAAGGTTCGAGAAGGACAAGAGATTAGAGATACTTCCGCACACACAATTCAATTGATTAAATTTTTAGAAGATAAATATAATGTGAAGATTCTTGAAGCAAAAAAGCAAGACACAAAACAAAAGCGAATTGCAGAAAAGAATGACGTTATTGGGATGTTAAGAAGAAATGTATCAAATCTTAAATTGATTTTTGATTTGATGAATCTGATTATAGAAGCCAAGTTAATGGTTGTGAGAAAATTGGAAACAGTTAAGTCAATAGGAACATTCCTAAAGACAGATGACGGCTTTAAAGCAACCACACCTGAGGGGTTTGTAGCTGTTGACAAACTAGCAGGAAATGCTGTAAAATTAATAAATAGATTAGAGTTTAGTCAAAATAATTTCAACGCAGCCAAAAACTGGGACAAATGAAGTCTTTAAAACAATTCAAAGATAAGAATATACATAAAGATGTTCTCGGTCAAAACGATAATCGAGAATGGAAACCATTGCAAGATGGAACGGATGAACTTGTGAAGAAGTATCTGGAACAAACACCAGAGGCAAAGATCGAAAAATAATTATTAGAGGTTTATTATGAGAGATGTGATTGTTGGTTGTATAACCAACTATAATTTTGATCAAATTCGCCCTTGGGTAAATTCTCTTGACAAAAGTGGATTTACCGGTCTTAAAGTCATGCTCTGCTATAACATAGGGTATGATGTGGTTTCTGAGTTAACAAACAGAAACTATTCAATTTTAGCTTTTGGAAAAGATGATGAGAAAAAATCATTATTCTATTCTAATGATCCCTTTAATATTTGCTTGGAAAGATTTTTTCATTTGTGGTTTTTTCTTTCTAAAATGAAGGAGAAAGAAGAATATCGCTATTTAATTTCAACAGATGTTAAAGACGTTATCTTTCAAAGAAATCCATCAGAGTGGTTGGAAAATAATTTAGGTGATAAATTAATTAATGTTTCTTCAGAATCCATTCGTTATTGTGATGAAGAATGGGGTAACAATAATCTGAAGGAATCTTTTGGACCAATTATTCACGATAAATTTAAAAATAATATTATCTATAATGCAGGAACCGTATCTGGAAAATTTGATTCTCTTATTGATTTATTTCTTAACATATATCTTTCGTGTGGAGGATCACCCAAATTCGTCAAAGGGGGTGGCGGTCCAGATCAAGCCGCTTTGAATGTTTTGTTAAACACAGATGTTTATAAGAGAATCACGCGATTTACAAATTCAGAAGAAGGATGGGCAGCACAATTAGGCACTACTGGCCAACAAATTTCTTGGAAATATTCTGATAAATTAATTGAACCAGCACCAATTATCAAGGACAATTTAGTTTGTACGAGCAAAGGAGAACCTTTTTATATTGTGCATCAATATGATAGAAATTTAGAGTGGAAAAAAATTATAGAGGAGATATATTAAAATGATAATAGGACCAGATCAAAATGGACACATATGTTCTGCACAGGGTATGATACCGGTGATTAAATCATTGGGGGAAAATCTCAGATGTATTGAAATAGGTATTTCTTCTGGTAGAAATGCTGCGTATTTTCTACAAGAATGTGTAAATATTGATAAGATTATTGGAGTAGATCCTTATCTCCCATTCCAAGACTGGGATATTTTTGTAACACAAGAGTTGCAAGATAAAATTTATAAAATGATGGAAGAATTTATACAACCATATCAAGATAGATTTGAGCTTATCAAAAATAAAAGTGATCAAGCAGCATATCTTTTTGAAGATGAGGCATTTGATTACGTTTTTGTTGATGGTGATCATTCGTATGAAGTGACTAAAAAGGATTGTCAACTTTATTATAGCAAAGTTAAGCCAGGAAAAATATTTGGTGGACATGATTGGCAACTTAGATCTGTGCAAAATGCAGTATTTGAATTTAGAATAGAGAGGGGTATTGACAATCCTATCTTGTTTGAAAACAATAGTGTTTGGTATTGGTATAAATGAAAATAGCTCTTCTTTTTTTTGGACAATTAAGGTTTATTGATAACCCTTATACTGTAGAAAGTCATCATCAGGCTATCATTAATAGATTTGATACTGATATTTTTGCACACACTTGGTGGTCAGAAAAAGAAACTGAATATTCTGCATCAGTTCATGTTGCAGGTGATAAGCCAAAAGTCGATTCACAGGCTTTGAATAAATTTCGACAAAAATACAAAATAACTCGGTTACAAACTGAGGAATCTAAATTCTTTGAGGAAGAAGCAAAGGAATTTTTAGATAAATCTATTAAGCACAATTGGCCAGATATTTTCACTCCAGGATGGTTCCTGAAGGAAAGGGCTTTCAATAATCTACTCTCACATCTTTATTCTATAGAGCAAGTGGGAAAATTATTGGATCGACATATTCAAGAAACGGGAACAAATTATGATCTTGTTATTCTTTCTAGGCCTGATGTTTGTATCTGGGAATATCCTATTCTAGAGAAGTTGGAAAAAAATAATTTTTATCTTTCAAATCATCACGGTAGATTTCCAGATTTACAATTTATTTTTCATCCTAATTTTAGACAGTGGTTAAATGTGTATACACATACGATAACTATATCAACAAAAGAATTGTATTCGTTGTGGGAACCTTGTGCAGAGGCTCTTAAATTTTCTTCTTATAGAACTCGTTACGATACAAGATACTTAAAACCCACAAGACTACCAGTTAGAATCGTGAGAGGAGATGATTGTAAAGGACCTCAATGGTAAAAATCCTACAAGAGTTTAGTGGTCATTCAGGAAGCAAAACATTTCTACAACAAGAAAACAATAAAGTTTTTGTCAGAAAATATTTTAATATTGAACGAAATATAGAAAGGTATCAAACCTTATCTAAATTAATACCTGTTCCTAAAATATACCATATTGATGAGCAATATTATGATATGGAATATATTCAAAATGTTGATATTAAAAATTATTTGATAAGAGGAAACATAAATGTTCTAATCGACTTTCTTTTGAAAGTAATATCTGTATTTGCAAATAAATCTAAGGATAAAGATTATACTGAAATTTACAATAAGAAATTAAATAATATTGAATGGAATAAAATCTCCTTTAGCAAAGAGCAATTAATTAATAAATTGCCAAAAATATTACCTAGTTCAGATTATCATGGTGATTTTACATTAGATAATGTTCTCTTCGACTTAAAAAATAAAAGTTTTATATTGATTGATCCCTTAACGACCGAATATGATTCTTTTGTTTTTGATTTAGCAAAATTGAATCAAGATTTGACTTGTGAATGGTTTGTTAGGAAGGAAGAATATATTTTTGCCAGTAAATTGCAAAAAATATACGAGACTATTGAAAAAAAATATGATATAGTGAATAATAAATATTTGACTATCTTAATGTTATTAAGGGTCTTGCCCTATTGTAAGACCGATTTTGACAAAACATTTATTTTAACAAAAGTGAATAAATTATGGACATAATAATGCCTTGTGCTGGGAGATCTAGTAGATTTCCTAATATGCGACCAAAATATTTACTCACAGACTTTTCTGGGAAATTAATGATACAGAGGTCTGTTGAGAAGTACGTTGAAAATAATCAAGTGCATATAATTATATTGAGAGAACACATAAGAGATTATGATGCATTTAATATACTGAGTGATGCCTTTAAGGGTAAAGTCAATATAATTATATTAGAGAATCCCACAAATGGTCCGGCTGAAACTGTATTTCAAGCACTAAAAGAACTAGACATAGAGAATGATTTTATAGTAAAAGATTGTGATAGTTTTTTTGATTTTGAAATTGAAAATGGAAATATTGTTTACACTTCAAGACTCTCTAAAAATCCTAGCTTAAAAAACGTTTGCCAATTAGGTTATGTGATTTGTAACGATCAAAATATAATATCCAATTTGGTCGAAAAGAAAATTGTTTCTGATAATTTTTGTGTGGGTGGTTATCAATTCAAATCAAAAAAAAGATTTATAGAAGTTTTTGAGAAATTGGGTGTTAATCATTCAGAATTATATATTTCAAACATAATTGATTATATGATAATGAATGGAGATGTTTTTGTTCAGCGTGAAGTCTATAATTACGTTAATGTTGGAACTGCTGATGCTTGGTTCGAGTTTAACAATAAGCCAACCTTTTTTTGTGATATAGATGGTGTTATTATAAAAAATAAATCGGCTTATGGTAAAAATAAGTATCATACAAATTATGAGCCTTTGCAGAAAAATTTAGATACTCTGAAGAATAAATTGAGAAATGGTTCTACAATAATATTTGTTACTGCAAGAAATAAAGCGTTTTATGATGTAACAAGAAAAATGTTGGACGAACTTGGTTTTGAGGGATGTGATTTAATCATGGGATTAAATCATTCAAAACGTTATATAATAAATGATTTTGACTTCTCAAATCCATATCCAAGTTGTGTAGCTGTTAATTTAAAAAGAAATGGTGAAAATTTAAATGAATATATCTAATTTTATAGAGACTTATGATAAGGATAATGTCAAATTAGTAAATAAACCTTGGGGTTATGAAAAGTGGATTACTCCAGGTAAACCCAATCATGATTACGCATTAAAGGAAATATTCTTTAAGGCTGGTAATAGAACCAGCTTACAGGTTCATGAATTCAAGAGTGAAACAAATTATGTTTTAAGCGGAAAAGGAATCTTACTCTACCACAGAGAAAAATTTGATTTTTTTAGATTTCATGCTGGGGAATATTCCAAAGATGATATTAATAAAATTATTTCTGAGTTAGAAACAATAGATTTGGTTCCTGGTGTTATCTGTCATGTTTGGGCAGGTTGTATACATAGAGTTGTATCTGAGATTGATTTAACTTTTATTGAAGCTAGTACAACTGAATTAGATGATGTTTATAGATTACATGATGATATGAATAGAACCCACGGTTTGATAAAAAATGAACATGTCTGATTTTTCCGTTTGCATATTAACCGCTGGATTAGGATCTCGTATGGGTCCTTTTTCTACAATAATTAATAAAGCTCTATTACCCTATCAAAATAAAGCCCTCATCACACATATTATTGAAAAATTTGGTTCTGAAAGAAATTATGTTATAGCCGTTGGTTATAAAAAGGAACAGATCATCGATTATGTAAATTTGGCTCATCCTGAGTTAAAGGTATCTTTTGTTGAAATCAAGAATTTTGATTCACCTCAGGCTGGTCCAGCACAAAGTCTTTTTTCATGTAAAGAATATCTCAAAGAACGATTTTATTTTGTTTCTTGTGACACTCTATTCAATGATTTTAAGATTGATGAAAACACCGATCAAAATTGGATAGGAGTAGCACCTAGACCATCAGATCAGAGTTACAAATACTGTAATGTTAGAACGGAAAATAATAAAGTTCTAGAAATAAAAGATAAAGAGTATTGTGATGACTCTTTTCAAAGTTTTATTGGATTAATGCATATTAAAGATACGGAAATATTCTTTGATAATATGTCCAAGACTATTTCAAATAAAACAGAAATTTCTCAGGGATTCAAAGAAAACTTAGACTTATATGCCTACAATTACTCATGGAAAGATTTTGGAACATACGATCTCTATAAGCATGAAGTATCAAAGGTAGAAGAATTTGATTTTTGTAAAACTGATGAATTTTTTTATGATGTAGACAATAGAATTATAAAATTTCATAAAGATACATCGGTGTCTTATGACAAATATGTGAGAACTCTTTTTAACAAAAAAGTTTTCCCAAAAGACTTTGGCCACATTAATAATTTTCATTACTACACCAAATTGCAGGGTAAAACTCTGTACGAAAAGAATGATATAAAATTATTTGATAATTTTTTGCATTGGTTGAAAGATCAAGTTTGGTTTCCAGTTATAGAAACAAACTTTAAAGAGAAGTGTTTTGATTTTTATTATCGCAAAACGGTTAATAGATTGGAACAATTTTATGAGAAATACTCAACCTTTTCTGATTTCGAAATAGTTAACAACAAAAAAGTCATACCACTACAATCAAGTTTGAGAAAAATAGATTGGGATTATGTCTGTGATGGTATACCATCATTTATTCACGGTGACTTACAGTTTGATAATGTGCTATCTAATAATGACACGTTTACTTTGTTAGATTGGCGTCAAAAATTTTCAAATAGTTATTTTGGTGACTTGTATTATGATTTAGGTAAAATGTATGGTGGTATGTTATTGAATTACAATTCCATCAAAAAAGGAAAATTAATAGCTAAAAAACTAGAGAATGGAGAATTGATCGTAGAGTTAGATCATTTAAGGCAACCAAAAGAATATATTGACTTTTTTCACAATTATGTTAAAATTGAAGGATACGATCTTAAAAAGGTAGAGCTATTAGTTCCAATTATCTATGCAAACATGAGCCCTTTGCATACTGCTCCCTTTGATAAAATCCTTTATGCCTTGGCACAATATTACTTCACTTTATGGTTTGAAAAATATGAAGATAAATGATGTATTGCAAAATAAAACAACAAAATATGTTGCCATGTCTATTTCAAAGTATCCTGGAACATTCGGTGTTAAAGTACACAATGCAATGATAAAGTATAAGAATATTGATGCTGAATATTTTGCTTGCACTACTGACAATTTAAAAGAAACACTCGATACCGTAAGAAAAAATGAAGATATTTTGGGTTGCGGTATTTCTATGCCATACAAGATTGAAGTGATAAGCTATTTGGATGAAATATCAGAAGATGCTAAAAAAATAGGATCTGTTAATACGGTATTGAATAATAAAGGAAAACTTTTTGGGTTGAACACCGACATTTTCGGTGTTGATTGGGCATTAAATTTTGCAAAGGGAAGAATTGCATTACTCGGTGATGGTGGTATGAGTAAGGTATTTCAATATAGACTCAAAAATAAAAACTACAGTCTAATCACTAGGCATAATTGGATCATATTGAATCGAGAAAAATTTGATACTATAATTAATGCTACACCAATAGGAATGCTTACGGGTGAAAGCCCAGTTTCAAACTATGAGCATGAAGTTGCTATAGATTCTGTTGTTAAAATGACAACATTCGTCAAAAAAAGTAAAAATTCCATTAATGGAATTGATATGTCATTGAGACAAGCAGCGCAACAATTTTCACTTTATTTTGGCGTTTTACCCGATATTGATGTTATGAAAGATGCAGTGAGAGATATGTATGATAACTAACTTTGTTTTGGATGTTGATGGTGTCATGACAGACGGTAAGATTTATATTACCGAAAAGGGTAAAACCATGAAAGTTTATGGTGCGCATGATCATGATGGTTTAAAAATGTTAAAGAATAAGATTCATGTTGAATTTGTTACCGCAGATTCTGATGGTGCATTTTTAGCAGAAAAAAGACTTGTTGAACATATGAAGTTTAAACTAACTGTAGTTCAAGAGGGAAAACGATTGGAGTGGCTAAGAAATAATTTTGATATGACTAAGTTGGCTTATATGGGAGATGGTATTCATGACGCTGAAATATTTCCTTATGTGGCTGTCTCATTCGCTCCAGCTAATGCCAGAATCGAAGCTAAAAGTGCCGCGACTTATGTAACTCCAAGCAAAAGTTCAGAAGGTGCAGTCTTGGATGCATGTTTATTTTTACTAGGTGAAAGAATATGATAAAGTCTAAATTGGGTTTTGGTCCAATGAGCCCTGAAATCATTGATTCTATAATGGAATATTCATTACAGAGAGATGTGCAATTGATGATAATTGCAAGTAGAAATCAAGTCGATACAGAAAAGGTGGGTGGAGGTTATGTCTGCTCAACCGAAAACTTTTTTAATTTGATCGATAAGCAAGATAGAAAAAATGTTTTAATTTGTAGAGATCATTGCGGTCCATATTTTAGTGACTCTGAAAAAAATCTATCCTTAAAAATGGCTGTTGAGGAAACCAAAAAAACTATAGCCAAAGATATAGAGATGGGTTTTGATCTAATTCATATTGATACGAGTCACTGCGGAGGAGAAGAATATACGGTAGCCGAAGAACTTTTCGAATACTGTAATAAGTTGAATCAAAATATTAAATTTGAGTTTGGCTCGGAAGAAAATATTGGTGTTTCGGCAAGCGTAGATAAGTATCAAAAGGATGTAAAATTTGCTAGTTCTTTTTCTAAGGGTGTCGAATTCGTCGTCGGTCAAACAGGCAGTTTAGTTTATGAAGATAAACAAGTTGGTAACTTTGACAGTGAAGTCACCAAAAAGTTGGTTTCGGTAGCAAAAGAACTTGGGGTAAAGTTTAAGGAACATAACGCTGATTATTTGAATGATGAGCAAATAAAACTTAGAAAAGAGTGTGGTGTTGACGCTATGAATATAGCCCCTGAATTTGGGGTTATTCAAACTAAATTACTCTATGAACTGACTAAAAACACCACAGAATGGAATAATTTTTCTGAGAAGGTTATTAATAGTAAAAAGTGGCAGAAGTGGATACCCAAAGAAGCTGATAATCTACAAAAAGTCTTTGTCTCCGGGCATTATAATTTCAATAGTGATGAATATAGGAAAATTTTTGATATACTTGATTATGATAGATTTCTATCTGATCTAAAGGTAATTCTCTTCAGCAGATTTGATCAGTATGTTAATAATACATGAGAATTAAAAATATATAAATAGTTAGTAATCAATAAGCTATAGAGGCTTTGAATGAAGTTGTCAATCAGAAATTTTAATGATTTCTCTCAATTGCATGAGAGCCAGAAAAATAAGTCAGTTGTCTTCAGTTTCGGCAGATTTCAGCCTCCTACCATAGGTCATAAATTACTAGTTGATAAAGTGATCAGCCTAGCTAAACAGCACAAGGCTGATCATGTCATTTATGCCTCTAGAACACAAGATAAAAAGTCAAATCCTCTCGATGTGAACACTAAGGTAAAATATCTTAGAAAGATGTTTCCTAAAGTAAACTTCGAAGCGGCAAATGATAACGTCAGAACCTTCATAGAAGCACTCAAATCACTTCACAAAAACGGCTATAAACACGTTTATATGGTCGCAGGTTCTGATCGTCTAGCAGACTATCAAAGACTTTTCGACAAATATAACGGCGGTGAAGACTTTGATTTTCAAACACTAAAAGCGGTTTCCGCTGGTGAAAGAGATCCTGATGCAGAAGGTGCTTCTGGAATGTCAGGTACCAAAATGCGTCAAGCCGCCTTAGACAATGATTTTGCTTCTTTTCGTAGAGGTATTCCAAGCACACTCTCAGATGCTGACGCAAAAAAAATGATGCGAGAAATAAAGAGAATTAGAACCATAAAAGAATTTTTCCAGTTTGAGGAATTGTTATCCGAAGGCGTCAACGACAAAGCTACCTTCAAAGCAGTATTTCTAGCTGGAGGTCCAGGATCTGGTAAAGATTATGTTTTAAGAAAAACACTAGAAGGGCATGGGCTTGTCGAGATAAACAGTGATAATGCATTTGAATATCTTTTAGATAAGTACAATCTTGATAAGAAAATGCCTGAAGGTGAAGAGGAGCAACGAAACGCCATACGAGCAAGAGCAAAATCTATCAAGGAACTAAAAGAAAGACTCGCCATACAAGGAAGAAACGGACTCATAATTAACGGCACCGGTGAAGATGCTGAAAAAATTGCATCCCTCAAACTTAAATTAGAAGGTCTAGGTTACGACACTCAAATGTTATTTGTTCACACAAAAAATGAAGTGTCACAACAGCGAAATATCGAACGTGGTGAAGCTGGTGGTAGAACTGTTCCTGAAGATATACGACAAGAAAAATGGGATAATGCTCAAACCAATAGAAAAAATTTTAAAGACATGTTTGAAGATGGATATGCAGAGTTTGACAATTCAGAAGATTTAAGAAACGCCGATTCAGAAGTAATTCAGGCAAAAGAAGCTCAACTACTCGATCTCTTCAAAAGATTCAGAAAATTTACAGAAACGGCTCCTACTTCCGATGAAGCTAGTTTGTGGATCAAAGATCAAAAAATAATTAATAAAAGTTTAGCTGATAATCCACCTCCACAAAGTGAACCTGAACAACCAAATCAGGATGTTCAACCCCAAATGCCTCAAGCACAACAACCACAAGCGCAAGATGCCCCAACATCACAACAAGATATTGCAGCGGCTGGTCAAAGTCTAATGCAACAGGCTGCAAAAATGGGGCTAACTTATTACGGTTTTGGTAGATTTGGTAAAAATGGACAAACTACACATAAAGAACAGGATGGAAAATTAATACCATTTAAGCCTGTCAATGAAGAATTTAAATCATTTAAGACACCAAAAGAAATTGCAAAGAAGCATGATAAGCCTATCTCATTTATCATGACTCAGTTAAAAATGGGAATAAAAGTAGAGAAAGAACACACTAAGGAACCCGAGGTGGCTCGTAAAATAGCACTTCAACATCTAGATGAGTTACCTGATTATTATACTAGATTAAAAAAGATAGAAAAACCACTTAAAGAGAATTATGAATTTTCAGGAAATGATGCGAGAACTATTCTAACATTAGGAAAAACATATGAATCATATGATTCTCCTTCTATTGAAGCACCTTCTGTCTTTGGGTATTCTAAAGATGATTGGAAAAAAGGTAAGACTTCAGTCACTGAATTAACCGGTGATACGGAATTAGCCACAACGACTTTTCAAAAAGATGATGAACGTAAAAAGAACGGATTAGAACCGTTTTCCACATTCAAATCAAAAAATGTAGCAGGTTAAAATGAAAACTTTCAATCAATTCATGACAGAAGCAAAAACAGCAGCGTGGCAACGAAAAGACGGTCAAGATCCTGAAGGTGGTTTAAATCGCAAAGGTATCGCATCTTATCGTAGAGAAAATCCTGGATCCAAACTTTCCATGGCAGTTACGACAAAGCCATCGAAACTGAAGAAAGGATCAAAGGCTTGGAATAGAAGAAAGTCTTTTTGTGCTAGAATGGCTGGCATGAAGCGCAGGCTCACATCAGCCAAAACAGCTAATGATCCAGATTCTCGTATTAATAAATCGTTACGAAAGTGGAATTGTTAAGGATAAAATAAATGAATGATGATATTAGAGATGGTTTTGTGCAGGTTTATTCGGAAGAACAGACTGAATTGGGGTGGTTTCGAAATTCACTCAAGTCAGTTTTGAAGGTTAAGTCAGGCAAAAAATGGAAACTTCATATAATGGATCGTCCAATTCAAGAGATGAAAGTGGGGGAATATTATCATATTCCCAGAAATACATACTATAGATTAATAAAAGGACAAGGTAATCTAACTTTAAAGGTAAAAGAGGAAGAAAAAAAATGATCAACGATAAGTTAACATCATCTCTTGCTGAAGCCTATAAGAAAATGAAACAAGAAGAATTGAAAGGTGATCAGCACAAGATTGACGCAAATAAAAATGGTGAGATTGATGCTCATGATTTTAAATTGCTTCGTGCAAAAAATGAAGAGAAAGAAGGTTGGGATTCTAAAAAGCATGCCGTGAGCGAGCAAGAAGAGCCCAGACGAATTCCCGAGAAAGACAAAAAAGAGCCCTTGATGCCTAAAAAACCAGCCACTCTAGGCGGTGAGTTAGCCATGAAGGCTGTGCAAAGAATAATTTCAAAGCACAAGACTAACGAAGAAAATGAACCAAGAAGAATACCCGAAAAAGATAAGAATCAAACTTTAGTGTCCAAAAATCCATCTACTCTGGGTGCTGAATTGGCAATGAAAGATGTAGAAAAAATGGTTGCTAAAAATAAGACAGCAAATGAAGAGCCTGTAAATGAACTCGGTCCAGAAACACTCATAAGCTATGCAATGAAGGCTAAGGGGCAAGAAAGACCAGGAATAGTAAATCCAAGAAGAGATGCAATGGTTGATCTTGCTGTAAAGAAAGCATCAGCATCAGCAAAACCTATCAATAATTCTTATGTTCCTGAAGAAAAGGAAGATGCTCCATTTGCTGGTCCATATGTTGCAACGCCAAAAAAACAGAAAGGGCAAAAGAGCGATCCTTCAATGTCAAGAGCTAGAGATTTAGCAAGAAAGGCTATGCAAAATCTTGCACAAAAGAAAAAAGATCAAAAGGTTGCAGAAGAATTTGTTCTAGAAGGAAAGATGGGGCAACTTCATGCTGATATTGGTGACCATTTAGACAAGCATATCAAAGATTATAACGCTGGCAATCTCGGGCACGATTCTTTCGGTGAAAAGGTTGTTGCTGCCCACAAAAAGATAGCTGAATTACATGGAATTTCTCCAAATGCAGCAAAGAATCATGTCAATGATTATGTTGATCAGCACATGAAAGAAGAAGTTAAAGAACCCACTGGTGATCTAAAAGACGCCTGTTGGAAAGGATATACTGCTGTCGGGCTCAAGAAGAAAGGTGGCAGAATGGTTCCAAATTGTGTTCCAAAGAATGAAGAAGTTGAGAATATTGATGAACGCAATATGGAAAATAAAAAGAAAAAGAATGAGTACGTTGCATCTATAATTCAGAAAAAATTACATCCTTCTGTTTTACCCTCATTAGCTTATGGTAGAAGAGAGTTAAAGAAAGAAGAAGTTGAACTAAACGAAGGCAATGATGACGTTGGTGAAATGATCAAAGATAAACTAAAGATCATAATCAATCGTGCAAAAGAAATGCATGATGGTATTGGTCCTAACACCGACATGCCTGAATGGGTAAAGTCTAAGATTACTCTTGCACAAGATTATGTTTCTACTGCATGCGATTATTCTTGTGGTAGTGAACAGCTTGGAGAAGAATTAGAACTAAATGAAATTAGCAAATCTACATTAGGTTCTTACATAAAGAAGGCTTCTCATGACGTAGCAACAAAGTCTGCTCTTACCAGGGCCTTCAAAGATAAGAGTGAAAAAGAAAAAGAGAAAGAAAATTTTGTGCAAGCAAGAAAGGATGATGAAAAATCAAACAGGATGTTTGATAAAAGTTGGAAACGTCGTCAAGGAATAGCCAAAGCTGCTGATCGTCTAGCAAAAGAAGAATTTACTCAAATAGATGAAGTCGGCTATCAACCTGCCACAGGAGATGCTGCTGCATCTTCAGCGGGGGGTAGAGTGAGGCCTGTCACCACCATCGACACCTCTTCAAGTCCTAAACCGGATCATCCTGGAACTGCGGCTGACAAAATTCAAGCACAAAATATTGCTAAAGCACGAGAACCTGAAGCATACGCTAGGGCTGAAAAGGCCATGAATAGACCTTTAACTCCTCGTGATATAGGAAACACTCCTGAAGGGAGAGCGGGTGGAAGAGGTTCCGCTGATGTGGTTAGGGCAGGAAAAGAAATGCAAGCTGATATTAAAAAGTTAAACCAAGAAGAATTTGAAATAACTGAAGATATGGAAACACCAGATATTAAAGTGCGTAAAACATACACAGACGCTTATGCTGATCATTATAAGAGAGCCCTAAAACTAAACCCAAAAGGCGCATCAAAGAGGGCTGAAGCTATGGCATATGATACAGTAAAGATGAAGCATGGTGATGATGCACATGACGCACTTAAAGCCTATCATGAAAAAAATCAAAATGAATCGTATGAACAGATTGATGAAGAACTTTCTTCTCGTGCAAAGTTGGTAAAAGAACTATACAACAAAGCAAAAGAAGCAAAAAAGAGCAAGAAAGATTCATTTGATCCTGAACCAGAAATGGAAATAATGCCATCACCAAGATACTCACAACCAAAGAGATAACATGTTTACACAAGATAAAGTAACTATAGCAATCGCTGAGGCATACAAAAATATGCTTCAGCGCAAAGTCGGGCATATTTTTTGCGACATGGATGGTGTATTAGTCGATTTTATGGGTGGAGCTAAAAAAGTTTTAGGATATAATTTTGATGATCCAGATCTAGAAAAGGTGCAATCCAAGGACAAGATTGCTAAAACAGAAGGATTTTGGGAAAATTTAGATGCTCGCCGCGATGGTATGAGGCTTTGGAGTTTCATAAATAAGTATGAGCCAAGAATACTTACTGCATATCCATCATGGGATGAGGACGGTAAGCATGGCAAAAAGATTTGGGTCAAAAAGCATCTTCGTTTACCCGAAGGTCGTTTTTTTGCCGTTAGAAGACAAGATAAACAAGATTATGCGAAAGACGAAGTGACTGGATTGCCGAATATATTAATAGACGATTACGCTAAGAATATAACGGAATTTGAAAAAGCTGGTGGAATAGGCATCCGATATGTTGATAGTACACAAACAATTTCTGAACTTAAAAAACTAGGATTTAGATAAGGAGAAAGCAAAATGTCTTTATGGAAATCAGAAGATGCCGCTTCCAATGCACCAGTTTACACTGTCGCTTCTGGATATGGCATTTCAGTAAATGGCGTTACACTTTATGAAAATGATGACCTCTCATCTTATGGTGGAACCGGGGTCTATGGTGTAGATACAACAGAAGCCGGAATTACAACCGGTGATGGAAAAAAAGTTGCTCACGCTGGTTGGAATATGGCTAGAAGAGGGACTGGTCCCGTAGTTAGTATTTCAGCCAACACCGGCGCATACAGTAACAACAAAAATGTTTATTTGACTTTTAGTGGTGGTGGCACAGGAAATGTCGCAGCAAACGCTCAAGTGTTTGTAAACGCAGAATCAAATGCCATTCTCTACATTACTGTGCATGAACCTGGTTCATATACAACCACACCAACTGCTGCGGCAATTACGGGTGGTGACGGTGCTGCCACATTTACTATAACCATGGGTGGTAGAGCTAATCGCGTATCATATGAAACCCTTGTCGCTATGGGTTCAATGACTGGTGATAGCGATGATACTTACTTCCCAAATAGTTAATTGGAATTAAACAATGAAAAAATTTACTGATTTTTTAATTGAAAACTTAGACGTTGAAACCGGGCAAGCCATGAATGCTCATGAAATAGATTCACATACTTCAAATGGTAGTGGTCTAGAAAACGAGAAAATTCGCGCTGAAATTAATCGAAAACTTTCCATTATTTTAGATAGAAATAATAGAAGTGTTCCTAACAATAACATTCAGGCTCCCGAGATAGGATTTGAAAGAATTAGAAAGGTATTAAATACTCACGGTATAGATTTACCAGCAATTCTTGATCTAGATCAAGAAGAGGGAGAAGAGGTTTTTCAAATTAATCAGTTTGGAACTCCATATGGTCCTCTTCCCTCTGGAGCTTATGGAGAATTGAGACCTAATTATTATCTCTACGTTTATTATTTTCTAAATGATGACGGTTATTATGACTTTTTTGCTGAAATAGTTGATCAAGAAGATTTAGAAGACTATACAAGCATAGAGGGAGATGAGTCCGAAGAAGAGTAATGGATGAGTGATTCTTTTGATAATTTAAATAATGACAATTTTTTATTGTACGCTATAAAGGCATATGATAAACCAAATTGCGTTATGAGTGAATTTGAAGAAGATATAAAAAGATTCGATTATTTAAAACGTCTATTTTTTAGATATAAGGAATATGGAGACATAAAGGAAAGATTGATAATTAACCATATTATCATTCTTTCCAATGTCTTTGGTCCTGAGGCTGCAGTGCGAATGTTGTTCTTTAAAACAGAAGAGCACTATTATTCTATAATCAAAACTATTTTAATTTTCTTAAACATTATGCCAAAGATTATAAGGGGTATAGACGGAAGAAATATTCATTCTAGTGAAATTCTCTTAGATAATTTTATAGTAGACGTTTTAAGGAACACAAAATGAGTATAAAAGAAGAAAATTCTGTAGGTGGCGGCAGCGTAGCTGGGCTTGGTGTGGGTCCTCAGGGAGAACCTGGCATTTCTGGACCTATGCTTAGAAGAAAAAAATTTGCTGGGAATGAAGTTTTCACTATAGATTCCGATAGATTTAATCGTTGTAGAATGGGAAAGTGTAGATATCATAAATATGAAATGTATGTGGGCAATGACGATATTGGAAATCAAATAAGAGAATACGGAATTACTAATCCCAAAAAAGCCATAGTTGTAGAAGATGAAAAAACTGGTGCTATGATGTTTCTTCGATATGGAAAAGGATAATCAATGGAAACTTTTTTAGAAAAAGCTAAAAATGTTTTAATTACAGTAGCGCCAACCATCGCTTCTGCTATAGGAACACCTATGGCAGGAATTGCAACTAAAGCTGTCATAGACGCTCTAGGTCTAAAAAAAGACGCTGATCAAACCGAAATAGAAAACTCCATTTTTGCTGCGGGCCCGGAACAGCTTTTACAATTAAAGCAGGCAGATCAAGAATTTAAAATCCAAATGAAGCAACTTGATATTGATCTTGTTAAGATAGTTGCAGACGACAAAGATTCTGCCAGAAAAAGAGAAATAGAAACCAAGGACGTTACAACCAAAGTATTAGCTTATTTGATATGTATTTTATATGTCGGCGTTCAATTATTTCTTTTAACGCATGTCATAGATGACAGTATGAGGGAAATGGTAATGAGGGCATTGGGCACCCTCGATGCCATATTAGGATTAGTATTTTCTTATTATTTTGGTTCATCAGTCGGTGATGTGAAGAGTCGTCTGACTGACCAAGATAAGAGAGAATAGAGTGTGGCAACATCAGAACAACTCCATAATCAAATAACAGAAATAAAATATAAAGTTATGACGTTGGAAAAAGAAGTTGATAAATTAAATAATGTAATGGAAGAATTATTGACAAGTAGAAAAGACATTTATCAACTTTTTGAAGGTAGAAGATTAGAATTGACTAGAGAAATAAAAGAGATTTATGCTAAGATAAATCAAATTGATAGTGGTGATTTTGAAGAAATGAAAGAAACTGTTGATCAGATGAGAAATTTAAAATGGATGTTTTACGGTATCATTTTTATTCTCGGTTGGCTATTTTCTAACATGGAACTATCGTCCTTTTTAAGTCTATTTCATTGACATTCTACTGCTTTGCCAGTAGAATGTCATAATGAGTTTATTCCTTGATCTAAAATACATTAATTTAATCTCACCGAGATTCGAGTCTTTCGTAAAGAAAAAGGACTTTCTTTACGCATGCCGATGCCCGATTTGTGGCGATTCACGAAAAAATAAATCCAAGATGCGCGGATATATTTTCCGTAAAGGAAATGGCTTATATTATAAGTGTCACAATTGTGGAATTGGATTATCTGCTGGAAATCTTATTCGTCAACTTGATGAGGGAATGCATAAGAAATATATTCTCGAAAGATATTCACAAGGTGAAGGTGGAAACAGCAATTTCAAAGAACCAGAATTCAAATTCAAGTCTGTGCGATTTGGTAATGTAGAAGAGAAACAATATGAAAATGCAGTCAGTGTTTCCGATTTACCTGCCGAACATTACTGTGTTCAGTACCTAAATAATAGAAAAATACCAAAAGAATTTTATTCTGATATTTTCTTCACGCAAAAATTCAAATCATTTGTTGAAGAAATATATCCTGAAAATGATGCAAATCTTTATGAAGAATCGAGGGTTGTTGTTCTTTATAAAAATCAATTCAATGTTGTTGAAGGGTTGTCCGCAAGAAGTTTAGGTGATGCGAGCAAACTGAGATACATAAAGTTAAATTTCTCAGGGCAAGATAAAATTTATTATGGTAAAAATAGAGTCGATACTTCAAAACCGGTTCGTATTGTAGAAGGTGCATTTGATTCAATGTTCTTACATAATTGTTTAGCAAGTGGTGATTCGGCTCTAACTTCTGTTGCTGAAGATGTTTCTGCAAAAGAAAAGATATTGATTTATGATAATGAACCACGAAATTCTCAAATAGTTCAATTAATCGAAAAAGCTATAAACAAAGGCTACACTGTCGTGATCTGGCCAGATTTCATAGTCGGTAAAGATATTAATGAAATGTTACTAAATGGGTTTAATATTGAACTGATAGAGAATATAATTCGAGAAAATGCCTGTAGTGGGCTGAAAGCGAAGTTAAAATTTACAGCATGGAGAAAATGTTAATATGACTGATAAATCGATAAAGTTGATAAGTTATACTCAACCCACACAAGAATTTTTAGAACAAAGTGATATTCAAAATGATAACACTATTCAAGCACTGATTGCTTATTGTGCAAGGGTTTCAAATCCATCTAACCAAAACAATACTCAAACATCAGCTAAACTCATCAATTATCTTATTGAAAATAAGCATTGGTCACCCTTTGAGCTTGCTTCAGCTTGTATTGAGATAAATACTACTAGAGACATTGCAAGACAAATTCTTCGGCATAGGTCTTTCTCTTTTCAAGAATTCAGTCAACGTTACGCAGATCCGACACAACATCTTACATTTGTTCATCGTGAAGCAAGGATGCAGGATTTAAAAAATCGACAGAATTCACTAGAAACTTTAGACTATGAATTAAAGACTAATTGGGATCAATGGCAAGAAGAAGTTATTCAAATCACCAAAAAGGCTTACGAATGGGCTATAGAAAATGGTATTGCAAAAGAAGTTGCTCGTTCGGTCTTACCAGAAGGATTAACTTCGTCTAGAATGTATGTGAGTGGAACAATTAGATCATGGATTCATTATATTGAAGTTCGCACACATGAATCTACTCAAAAAGAACATCGTATTATTGCTGAAGATTGTGCAAAAGAACTTTTGCAGATAATACCCAACATTTTTACCTTTGTTTTTCGAAAATAATAAGAGAAAAAAATATGACAACAAATAAAAAGGACTACCTCGGAATTCAAATTGATTACTCTCGCGATAAACTTTTTGATGAGTTGGGATTGAAGCGATTGCGTGAGTCTTATATGAAGGAAGATGAAACATCACCACAAGAGAGATTCGCACATGTTTCAAAAGCATTTTCTACTAACGCTGAACACGCTCAAAGACTTTATGACTATAGTAGTCGTCATTGGTTGTCTTACTCTACTCCTATCCTTTCATTTGGCCGTAGTGCTCGCGGCTTACCTATATCATGCTTTCTCCCGTATCTTCACGATTCAGCGGAAGGGTTAGTTGATTGTCTCTCTGAAGTAAACTGGTTATCAATGCTCGGTGGTGGTATTGGTATTGGTGTTGGCATTCGTTCCTCTGATGAAAAATCTACTGGTGTCATGCCACATCTTAAGATTTATGATGCATCATCTCTCGCATATCGCCAAGGCAAAACCAGACGAGGTTCTTATGCTGCATATTTGGATATTTCTCATCCCGATATTGTCATGTTTATGGACATGAGAAAACCCACAGGTGATCCGAACATGCGCGCTCTCAATCTTCATCATGGGATTAATATCACTGATGATTTTATGCATCTGATAGAGAAGTGTATGCTCGATCCAGAAGCGGATGATTCTTGGAATTTAGTTGACCCACACTCACATGAGGTGCGAGAAACCGTATCTGCAAAAGAGCTATGGCAAAAGATTCTTGAAACTAGAATGTTGACTGGTGAGCCCTATATTCATTTCATCGACACATCAAACAAGCATTTACCCGAGTGGCAAAAGAAACTTGGATTGAAGGTGCGTCAATCAAATCTATGTTCTGAAATTGTTTTGCCAACAGATGAAAAGCGAACCGCTGTCTGCTGCCTCTCATCATTGAATTTAGAATATTATGATGAATGGAAAGACAATGAATTATTTTTGCGTGATATTGCTGAGATGTTAGATAACGTTCTAGAATATTTTATCAATAATGCGCCAAACACCATTAAGCGAGCCAAATATTCAGCACTAAGAGAAAGAAGTATTGGTGTTGGTGCTCTAGGTTTTCATGCATACCTTCAGAAGAAGTCTATACCTTGGGAAACTGCTATGGCTGTAGGCTCTAACAAGAAGATGTTCAAGCACATTCATGATGGATTGATGAAAGCTAATTTTGAATTGGGTTCACAGAGGGGTGAAGCACCAGACGCAAAGGGAACAGGAAGAAGATTTTCACATATGTTGGCTGTAGCTCCCAATGCTTCCAGTTCAATTATTATGGGAAACACTTCTCCTTCAGTAGAACCTTATCGTGCAAATGCATTTAGGCAAGATACTCTTTCTGGTGCATCATTCTACAAGAATAAGTATCTCGATAAACTAATTCATAAGTATTGTAAAGCTGATGAAAAGATGAACTATGAGGATGTTTGGTCGTCAATTATTGCTACTGATGGTTCTGTACAACATCTAGACTTTCTAACTGATTGGGAAAAAGATGTATTTAAAACATCTATGGAAATTGATCAGAGATGGGTTGTTCAACATGCTGCTGATAGACAAGAATATATCGATCAAGCGCAATCAATTAATTTATTTTTCAGACCAAATATAAATATTAAATATCTTCATGCAGTTCATTTTCAAGCATGGAAGTCTGGATTAAAGACTTTATACTATTGTCGTTCCGAAAAGATTGGAAAAGCAGACAAAGTAGCAAAGAGAATTGAACGACAGATCATCGAAGAGATAGATATTAAACAATTAGCAGAGGGCGATGAATGCCTAGCGTGTCAATGAGAATATGGCAACAATAGCAGAAAATTTAGCAACATTTGCTGGATCTATAAAAAAAATTGTATTCGGCACGGGTAATACAACTATTAGTTTTTCAGAAACCACTAAATTTAGTGGTTTAAGTGATATTGCCGCGGCCAATATTAAGACAACCAATATTAAATCTAGTGATGAAGCGACTTCAATTGTTATAGAAGAATCAACAGGAAATGTTAGTATTGGAACATCATATTCAAATAGTAAATTGCACATTATTCCGGGAAGCCTTACGCTTCAAGGAAACGAAACTGATTCTTGGATAAATTTTGTTGAAACTGGTTGGCCTGACAGATTCGGTATTGGTTGTGATTTTACTGGAGTCGGTAGTTTAAATAGATTTTATATTTCTGCAAATGGTGCCAACGGCAGCCCAACAGTAGATGATGCTCAATTGATAATTAATCAAGAAGGTCTTTTAAAATTCAATTCTGGGTATGGTTCAACACAAAATGTTTATGGGGTTAGGGCTTGGGCAAATTTCAACGGTAGTTCCATGGCCATAATCAATAGTCGGGGAGTGTCATCCATCACTGATGTGGGCACTGGACGCTATAGAATAAATCTTTCTATAACTTTACCTGACAGCAATGCTTGTTTTTTAGCAATCTCTGAAAGAAATTCTACCGGATTAAATATACAAACAGCCATTACGACAACTTCGTTTGACATTAGGACTTGGGATGCCACTCAAACTTTGATTGATGGATTTAAAATATGTACTACAGTTATTCGTTAGGAAACAAAAAGAATGCAAGTAATAATATATCCAGATGATGATACAATTTGTGTGGTAATTCCAGCCTCAGATAATATAATTGTTGATGATGTAGCTAAGAGAGATGTGCCGATTGGTGTTCCTTATTTAATAATAGACTCATCTGAATTACCATCCGATAGATATTTTCGTGATGCTTGGGAGGCAGATTTTACCAACCCAGATGGCTATGGGATTGGAGTAGAGGCGTGGGAAAACTTAAAAAGATTAGAGGATTTATCTGATGATCAAAATTAATATGCAAAAAGCCATAAAGATAAAACAGGAAATAATACGAAAAGAACGAGAAAAATTATTTCAAGAATTAGATTATGAATTTATGCGATCATTAGAAAAAAACGATAAAAATAAACAATCAGAAATAATACAAAAAAAAGAATTATTGAGAGACTCTACCATTCACCCATCAATAATTAACGCAAAAACTCCAGAAGAGCTAAAGGAAGCAAATCCTCTTATAGACATTATAAAATAGGAAAAATATATTGTTATGATTGATGTATTGTTTAAAAAAATTTACTCTGAAGTAATTAATCCGGAACCAACAAAATCTTTTTTCATAAAGAATTTGTTTCAGGATATTTGGATAGATTGGTCTGTCTTAGAAAATAAACTAAATGATTTTTATCATCTCGATCCTAGTAGAGTAGAGCTGATAAACAGAAAGAGGGATAAGTATTATCCTTCTCAAAATAATACAGTATGGGCAAATTCACCCAAAGTTGATTTAGAAGAAATATTCGATGCTTTTGAAAAGGGGCATAGTTTAATTCTTTTGAATGCAAATAGAATGCATCCGAGTGTGAATGAAATATGTAAAGTATTGGAATCTATAGTAAAGAAGTCCGCGGTAGATGTTCACATTTATTGTGGTAATAAAAAGAGTAAATCTTTCTATCCACATTGTGATATGGCTGATAATTTTATCATACAACAAACTGGTAAATCATATTGGAAAGTTTACAAAGAATATTCGATGAATGTAGAGAAATGTAATATAATTAAAGATGAAAAAGAATTATCATTAGACTATGAGTGTGTTTTGGAACCTGGTGATTTAATTTATATACCAAAATCACGATTTCATCTTGCGCAACCTCTAGAAAAAAGATTATCATTAAGTTTTGCAATATCACACGACACAAAACCAATAAACAGAAAGTGGTACAAATTCAAATGAAAAAACCAGAATTAAAGCTAACAGACGAAAGAAATTACTTCAAGCCATTCACATATCCTTGGGCATATGATGCGTGGTTCAAGCATGAGCAATCCCATTGGATTCACAGTGAAGTTCCTATGATTGAAGATGTGAAAGATTGGAAGAAAAAGTTGACAAAAGAAGAGAAGACTTTTCTAACAAATATTTTTCGTTTTTTTACGCAAGGTGATATTGATGTTGCTGGTGGTTACGTCAACAATTATCTTCCATATTTTCCACAACCAGAAGTTCGTATGATGCTTTGTGGGTTTGCTGCTCGCGAGGCACTGCACGTTGCTGCATATTCTCATTTGATTGAAACACTCGGTATGCCTGAATCTACATATAATGAATTCATGCAGTATGAAGAGATGAAAGCTAAACACGATTTCTTTACTAAGTTAGCCGGTCAAGATGCAAACACAATTGCACAACAGATCGCTGCATTTTCTGCATTCACTGAAGGTATGCAGTTGTTCTCATCATTCATCATGCTACTCAACTTTCCTCGTCATGGAAAGATGAAGGGTATGGGGCAGATCATTACATGGTCGATTGTCGATGAAACTATTCACGCAGAATCTATGATTAAACTATTCAGAACATTTGTTGAAGAGAATCGAGATATTTGGAATGATAAACTTAAGTCAGAAATTTATAAGATTGCAGAAAAGATGGTTGAATTGGAAGACAGATTCATTGAGCTTGCATTTTCACTTGGTGATATGGAAAATCTCACTGCTGCTGATCTCAAGCATTATATTCGCTATATTGCTGATCGTCGATTGATTTCTCTCGGGCTCAAGGGTATCTTTAAGGTAAAAAAGAATCCATTGCCTTGGGTAGAAACAATGATAAACAGCCCAATTCACACAAACTTCTTTGAGAACCGCGCTACCGATTATGCCAAGGGTGCTCTAACCGGTTCATGGGGTGATGTTTGGGCAGCGGATGCTGCCTAGTCGTGATAGTTGTTAAAGACGACGTTTTACCACAATCGATGATTTCGTCGATTGTGGATTACTATATCAAGAATCCGGATAGATTGCTTGGTAATTGGTACACTGAAATGTTTGATTGGCAACAAGAATTGGTGAATCAAGCAAAATCTTTTTTCGATTTGTCAGAAATGATTGGGTTTGAGTCCTGGGGGCACATTCATAGCAGACCGGACTGGCATGTTGATAGAGATGAGTTAGCTTTTAAGAATGGATTAGAGGAAAGACCAATATGTAGTATTGTGTTTTATCCTTTGATTAAAATAATCTCGGGTGGAGAATTTGTCACGGGAACTGAGTCTATTCAACCAAGAACGAACAGAGCTATTTTCTTTTCTTCAGGAACGATTCATTCTGTTCAACCATGGAGGGGAGATAGAATTTCAGTTGCATTAAACCCGTGGGGATTTCTCCCATATACTTACCGATATAAATAATGTGAAGGGAGTCACGAATGGCACAATATAGAACAGATACAAAAAAATTAGACGCTGCATTACAGACTAGATTTGAAACTTTCGTATTGTCTGACAGATTCACTGCATCAGGAAATGCTACTGATGCATTTGGTCGTCTTAGAGTCTCTAATCCTCTCACCATCTTCGATTCGGCTCATCGTTATGAGGAAAATATAAAGTGGGTTTCTAAAACAAACGGTGTTGGAGCCAATACAGATTATAAAATAAAT